CGAAGGTCCTACCGTAAATCTCGATAGGGTCTCACATAAAATAGTATCACTTAAGGAAAGTGGTTCTAACTTTATTGGTAAGGCTAAAATTCTTAGCACACCAATGGGTAAAATTGCATCTTCACTTATTGACGAGGGTGTAAAACTTGGTGTATCTTCTCGTGGAATTGGATCTCTAAAACCAACCCGTGAAGGTGTTAATGTAGTCGGTGACGACTTTATGTTAGCAACTGCTGCTGACATCGTTGCTGATCCTTCTGCTCCCGATGCATTTGTTGAGGGAATTATGGAAGGAAAAGACTGGGTGTGGGATGGTGGTATACTTCGTGAGAAGTTTGCTGCTAAGATGTATCAAGAGATTGATACATTGGCTACACAGAAGGAATTGGAGGAGCGCAAATTGGCTCTATTTAACAATTTCTTATCAAACTTATAAATATTCTAAATAAATATAGATTTAATAACGTATAAATCGGAGAAACCTTCAATGTCTAGTGGAAATCAATTACAAGAAATGGAAGTAGGCACAAAGCAATCTAAGACTGCTGTTAATGCTAATGCTAAACCAGCAGAACCCATGCCAAAACTAACTACTGGTGGAACTGCACCAAGTTATGAGGACTTAGGTGGCCCTACCCCAGACAACTATAGCCCTACTAATGATAGTGCTAAGTTAAAAGATCCTGCTGGCAGTCTGAAGAAAGTGGCCGATGCGATAACAAATCGTAAAGGAAAAACTCTAAAGCAAGGAGACGAAGTAGAAGTGACTGACGAACAAGAAGTTGTTGCAGAAGAACCTGCTACTGAAGAAATAGTTGCTGAAGAGGAAACTGTCGAGGAAGAGACAGTTGAGTATGATATGGAAGACGATCTTAATGCTCTTGTCAAAGGTTTAGAACTCAGTGAGGAGAACCAAGGCAAAGCAAAGACAATCTTTGAATCTGCTATCAACTCAAAAGCTTCCACAATCCGTGCAGAAATCCAAGAAGAGTTTGACTCTAAACTTGATGAGCACGTAGAAGAAATTAAGGTAGGTCTACAGGAACGTGTAGATTCATACCTTGAGTATGTCGCCGATGAGTGGTTCGATGAGAACCAACTTGCCATTGAAAATGGCCTTAAGGCAGACATGACCGAATCATTCCTTGAAGGAATGAAGGGTCTTTTTGAAGAACATTATGTAGAAATCCCTGAAGAAAAATATGATGTCCTTAAGAGTATGGTAGAAAAACTTGATGACATGGAAACCAAGCTCAATGAGCAAATAGAAAAGAATATCAACTTAAACGGTAGACTCGCAGAGTCTGTTGCAGATGGTATCCTCGAATCTGTTTCTGATGGCCTTGCTGCCACCCAGAAAGAGAAGCTCGCTTCACTTGCCGAAAGTGTAGAGTTTGAAAGTGACGAAGAGTATCGTGAAAAGTTAGAGACATTGAAGGAATCTTATTTCACTTCAAAAGCTCCAACTGCAAAGACTGAAACACTATCAGAAGGTGTAGATTCTTCACCAGAATCTTATTCTGGATCAATGGAATCTTATCTGAAGACACTTTCAGCTTTCAAAAACTGATTTTAAAATTAATCAAACGTAAACACTAATTAGGTAAACTAAGATGTTCCAATCAGAACATCTAGTCGAAAAGTGGAAGCCCCTTCTAGAGTATGAAGGTCTCGATAAAATCGAAGACAATCACAAGAGGTCTGTAACTGCTGTTCTACTAGAGAACCAAGAAAAATTTTTAAGAGAGTCATCTGCTTTCCAAGAGAGTGGATCACTTCTTTCCGAAGCCGCACCAACAAACTCTGCAGGTAGTAATCCTGCTGGTTTTAGTGGTACTGCAACTGCAACTGGTCCTGTTGCTGGTTTCGACCCAGTTCTAATCTCATTGATTAGACGTTCAATGCCAAACTTGGTCGCATATGACCTTGCTGGTGTTCAACCAATGTCTGGTCCTACTGGACTTATCTTCGCAATGCGTTCTCGTTACGAGAAGCAGACTGGAACCGAAGCGTTCTATAACGAAGCAGACACTGCATTCTCTGGAATGAATGCTAGTTATAACAACACCTCTGGATTTGGTAACACATCCGTTGGTTTTGGTACAACTAACCAAACAGGAACTAACCCATCTGTTCTTAACCCAACTTCTTCTGCTACTTCTACCGACTATAACGTTGGTCAGGGTATGGAAACAAGTGAGGCTGAAGCACTTGGAACTTCTGGTTCTGCTGCTTTCAACCAGATGGCATTCTCAATCGAGAAAGTCACTGTAACTGCGAGATCCAGAGCACTTAAAGCTGAGTACTCATTAGAGCTAGCTCAAGACCTTAAGGCAATCCACGGATTGAATGCTGAAGCAGAACTTGCTAACATCCTTTCTACAGAGATACTTGCTGAGATAAACAGAGAAGTTATCCGTAGTATCTACAAGGTTGCTGAACAGGGTGCTGTTTCTAATACCGCAACTGCTGGTATCTTCGACCTCGACATCGACTCAAACGGAAGATGGTCTGTTGAGAAGTTCAAAGGACTTCTATTCCAGATTGAGAGAGATGCTAACGCAATCGCACAAAGAACTCGTCGTGGAAAGGGTAACATCATCCTTTGTTCTGCTGACGTTGCTTCTGCACTTACAATGGCTGGTGTACTAGACTACACTCCTGCTCTTAATGCTAACCTTAATGTTGATGATACTGGTAATACATTTGCTGGTGTTCTTCAAGGTAAGTATAGAGTATACATCGACCCATATTCTGCTAACCTAGACGTTTCTGGTAATACCCAGACTAACGGTGGTAATCAGTATTATGTTGTTGGTTACAAAGGTACTTCACCTTATGATGCTGGTCTGTTCTACTGCCCATACGTTCCACTACAGATGGTTCGTGCAGTTGGAGAGAATAGTTTCCAACCGAAAATTGGATTTAAGACTAGATACGGAATGGTTGAGAACCCATTCAGTCAAGGTCTTACCCAAGGTTCTGGTGTTCTTACAGAAAATGCAAACCGTTACTACAGACGTGTTGCAGTTAAGAACCTCATGTAAGCTAGATGCTTATATTTCTTACAAAGACCCCTTTACAGGGGTCTTTTTTTATGCCATAATAAACTTATGAGTAAAATAAAACTTTACAATAATAATTGTATGAATATACTTCCTTCTCTTAAGGATGGGGGTATTACTTTGACTTTGACAGATATACCTTATGATGAAGTAAATCGTAAAAGTGCTGGATTAAGAAACTTAGATAAGAGTCATGCAGATATTATTACATTTCCGTTAGATGATTTTATTGATGAAATTGTTAGAGTAACTTCTGGTAGCATTTATATATTTTGCGGTTCTGTTCAAGTATCACATATACGCAATAGACTCATAGAACATGGAATGTCAGTAAGGCATTGTATATGGGAGAAAAATAATCCTTCACCCATGAATGGTCAACATATGTGGCTATCTAGTATTGAAAATTGTGTATATGGTAGAAAGAAAGGAGCATATTTTGATATTAAAGAAAGGTGCAAATCTGCAGTATGGAAGTGTCCTACAGAAAAATATAAAGGACATCCTACTCCAAAACCTATTAGCTTAATGGAAAGGTTAATCCAAGCAAGTTCTAAACCTGAAGATATTGTTTTTGATCCTTGTATGGGTAGTGGTGCTGTTGGTATTGCAGCAAAAAGAACTAGAAGAAATTTTATTGGTATTGAAATGGATAAAAAATACTACAATATAACCCAAGATAGGATTGATAAAGCAGTTAAAGGTATTGGTGAGAAAGTCGATATTACATCTTTTCTTTAATTCTATCTAATGCTGCTGCCTTACGATCTTTTTTAACTTGAGCATCATATTCTTTTTTTACTTTAACTTTATCTCCTTTATAATCCCTTCCTAGACTGGTTACTGGTGTCATAGTCATACCACCACGTTGACCAGATCCACCAGAACCCATTGCTTTAGTTGCTTGAGGTCTATCTGTTCCTGCTATAGATCCTAATGCTCTTCCTTTTCGGGTTGCAGATATTGCTTCTTGGAACTGTTGAAACGTTTTCATGGCACAAAATCTTTTAATTATTTAGTTTTACAACAAACTGTTGACATGGTATTGTAAACAGGTTATTCTTAATTCAACTCGAAGCAACAGTAGTTGTGACGAGGGTTTAGTAAAACTATTATTATTATGACTAAATGTTATTTGGGTAAGTGTGACGCCCCTGATTTGAATTTATTGCCATCAGCAGATTCAAGAAGAAAGTTCCGCACAGGAAAATATGTTGAAACTGTCTTAGACTTTGTAGACAGAATCGATGTCGGTGGAGGAACCGAAAAAAACAAAGCAAGATCAGAAGGTACAGATACCGATCATGCAACAGCATTATACAACGAATTGTGTTCTGGTATAAGATACGACCAGTTACCACCTATCGTTATTAAAGTTGGAACTTCATACACTTTGATTGACGGATTCACTAGACTCAAGGCACTTAAGAAGAGAGGTCAAGAGAGATGGTGTTTCGATATTTACGAGATAAATGAAGGTTTCACATTATCTGAATTAAGAGATGAAATAGGACTCGGAGCAAACAACCACGTTGTTGCAAAGAGAGCAACCAAAGCAGACTTCATAATCTCAGGTATTCAATGGGTTAAAGAAAATGACTCAGATGAGGAAAAAACTATATCTAAAAAAGATATAAAGAACTGGTTAGATGGTATTCCTAATTCATGGAGTAATGCACAAAAATCAGACATCATCAACAAGATATTTGACAAAGCATACCCCGATGGTTCAGTTGCAACATTTACTGAGTCTGAAGCAGCACAATACTTAGAACCACTTGGTTACGCATCAAAGGGTAAAGATGATGGAGATGGATTTGTTGGTCGCACATTTGCAGCAACAATAAATGCAACTCACGCACCTCGTAACTTCACTCATGTTTTAGATGATTTCTTAGAACATGGTAAAAAAACAAGAATCAACTTGTTTGCTCCAAATGGCACAAAAAGTAAAGATGTTGAGAGAGTAATCCAATCTCAAAAAGAAGAGATTGAGAAATGGAATAGAGCACTTGATGAGTATGCAATTCTTAAGAAAGTAGATCGTGACTTCAAATTAATTGAGTTTGGTGTAAGACCATCTCAATTAGTGGATGTAGATCCAGATGGTGGAGTAGTTCCACTTTGATTAAGAAGAGGGGGTTTAACTACCCCCTCTTTTTTTACCTAAATATTTAAAAAGTATCTTATAATGGCATCTAGAAAACCACCTGTTGATAGACCAGGAACTCCCATAGAAAATAGAAACTTTTTATCACCAGTTGGTTTTAAGTTCTCATTGAAGAGAGCACCTGGTGTTGCATTCTTTTGCAACCAAGCAAATATTCCATCAATGGATCTTGGTATTGCAGAGCAACCAACATACCTAAGAAATATTCCAACTCCTGGTGATAAGATTCAATTTGGAGATCTTACTTTAAGATTTCTAGTTGATGAAGATCTTGTCAACTATATGGAATTGCAGAGATGGATACGTGGATTAGGTTATCCAGAAAATATGGATGAGTTTCGTAAATTAGAAGGTGAAGCAGTTTTACCTGCTAATTTTGGTCAAGCAGGAGATAACATTTATTCTGATGGAACACTTCAGATATTAAGTAGCAATCTAGTTCCATCATTTCAAGTAGTATTCAATGACCTATTTCCCTATACTCTTTCTACTGTCACATTTGATGCAACGGATACTGACATAGAATACTTTACAGCAGACGTGTCTTTCAAGTATACTATATACAACCTCACTGATATGGAAAACAAAGCTTTATGAGTTTAAGTCTTGAATCTATTCAAGAGATGTGGGAAAAAGACGCAAAGATAGACAGAGATAATCTACATGAAGAATCGTTGAACATCCCCTCTCTACATGCAAAGTATTTTGAATTATATAATACTATCTTTCTATTAAGAAAGAAAGCAGAACAACAAAGAAAGAATATACGACATGAAAGGTATGAATACTTTTCTGGTAAGGCAGATCCAGATGTCTATATAGAAAACCCTTTTCCCAAAAAGATAAGGGATAAGGATACTATGACAAAATATCTCGATGCAGATGAGAAACTGTCCACTAGCTCCCTAAAAATCGATTATTATGATACAATGTTAGTATATATTGAAAGCATCTTAAAGGTTATCCAAAATAGAACCTTTCAAATAAAAAATGCTATCGAATTTATGAAGTTTAATTCAGGTTTAGGTTAATGTCTTTTAAAGATATGAGAATCATGACTCCTCCAACACAGGGGTTTGTATTTGCAAGACTAGGTGATGATATGGTCGAGCATCTGTGGACTATGATTCGCAGAGCAGAAAATACTAAAGAAGAATATAAGCATCGGTTAGCAGGAAATCTAACCGCAAGTTTTGGACTTGATGATGATAATGATTTCTTTTATAGAGAAGCATGTCTTCCTTTAGTAAATGCATTTCGTCAAAGTAATAATGGATCAGATCCAGTCAGAAATTTTGTTCAGACTGATCCTATGACAACTCCATTACTTCTTACAGAGTTGTGGGTCAACTATCAATATCAAACAGATTTTAATCCATTCCATTTTCATGGTGGTGTTTATTCATTTGCTATTTGGATGAAGATCCCAACAGAATGGGAAGACCAATGTAAGTTACCACAGTTCCAAGATATTAAAAAAGATAATAGAAAAGCAGGAACATTTGAGTTCCAATATACTGATGCACTTGGTGGTATCAGAAGTATGTCATATCAATTAGGTAAATCGTTTGAAAATTGTATGGTATTCTTCCCTGCTTCATTGATGCACGCTGTTCATCCTTTCTATGGAACTGATGAAGCAAGAGTATCTATTGCAGGAAATCTTTGGTATGATACTACAGGTAAGGGTAGATATGGTAATGCACTAGACCCACAACAGTTGGGTGATAAGGATGAATATCTTAAAACAATGGAAGCAAATAGAACTGAATATGATGGGTCAGGTAATTATGCTAAAGCAGAAACAGAAAAAACATTTAAAGTAAAACCAAAGAAACCAAAGAAGACAAAGGGATTTAAAAAATTAATAATGTAGCTTGACATAACTTCATAAATACCCATAGATGCATGGGTTAAGTGATCGACACAACAGCCAATGTTGTCATATCAAAGGCTAACGAAGTATTTTTAAAAGTTAATTCGGAACCTCATATTGAGTATGAATTGAGAGACCACTTTACTTTTGAGGTAGAGGGTGCAAAGTTCATGCCTCAGTATAGGAATAGGAATTGGAATGGTGAGATACATCTTTTCGACATGAGATCGAAGAGAATTTATATTGGATTATTAGATAGAATTATTTCCTTTTGTCAAAGACATGACTACACATATAAATTTGAAGATAACGAATATTACGGAACTCCTTATGAGATAAATGATGGGATATCATATGAAGGTGTTAAGGATTATATGAAATCCATCTGCTCCCATAGTCCAAGAAAATACCAAGTTGAGGGAGTATGTGATGCATTAAAACATAATAGAAAGCTATTGATATCACCAACTGCTTCAGGCAAATCTTTGATGATTTATTCTCTTGTAAGATATTACGTTGGTAAATCTCAAAAAATACTCTTAGTTGTTCCAACGACATCTCTTGTAGAGCAGATGTATAAGGACTTTGAAGATTATGGTTGGGATGCTGATTCATTTTGCCACCGTATCTACGCAGGAAAAGAAAAAACAAATGAACTTCCTGTTACTATAACCACATGGCAATCTGTCTATAAATTAGATAGATCCTTTTTTGAAGACTATAACGTGGTTATTGGTGATGAAGCTCACTTATTTAAAAGTAAGTCACTTATATCTATAATGACAAAACTTCATCACGCCAAGTATAGATTTGGATTTACTGGAACATTAGACGGCACACAGACTCATAAATGGGTCTTAGAGGGATTGTTTGGTCCATCATACAAGGTGACTAAAACAGATGAACTAATGAGACAAGGACATCTTTCTCAATTAGATATACAATGTATCATTCTAAAACACCCACCTAAAAAATTTGAAGTCTATAATGATGAAATAGAATATTTAATATCACATGAACAAAGAAATAATTTTATAAAAAATTTAACTCTAGACTTAAAAGGAAATACACTTGTATTGTATAGTAGAGTAGAAGCACACGGTGCGGTGTTACATGAAAAGATAAATAATAGCAAACGAGATAACAGAAAAGTTTTCTTTGTTCATGGTGGTGTGGATGCGGAACAAAGAGAATTAATTCGTGAAATTACGGAGCAAGAAAAAAATGCAGTCATCGTTGCCTCCTATGGAACATTTAGTACTGGCATTAATATTAAAAACCTCCATAATGTTATCTTTGCCTCACCGTCAAAATCACGAGTTAGAAATCTCCAAAGCATTGGACGTATTCTTAGAAAAGCAACTAACAAAATAAAAGCAACTCTCTATGATATATCTGATGACTGCACTCACAACTCTAAAAAAAATTACACATTAAATCACTTTATTGAAAGAATCAAAATTTACAATGAAGAAAATTTTAATTATGAAATAGTAACCGTACAACTTAAGAAAGATGGGAATTGAAGACGACTTCTATGCAACAATAAAATTAAATTCTGGGGAAGAAGTATTCGCCAAAGTTGCGGCCTCGGAAGAAGAAGATCGCACTATGTTAATTCTTCACACTCCTGTTACTGTAAGTGAAATAAAAAATAAAGGTGGTCTAGTAGGATATAAAGTAGAACCTTGGTTAAAGACTACTAGAGAAGATATGTTTATTATTAATATGGATAATGTATTGACTTTATCTGAATCATCTGATATGGAAATGATAATGATGTATCAACATTACCTTAGAGATGCTCATAGAAATGGTCATGAACATAAACTTAATAGAAGAATGGGTTATATATCTAACGTAAAGGATGCTAAAGAGAATTTAGAAAAGATGTTTAAACTCAATAAACCTAAAGATACTTAATCCAATCCCTTGAACCCTGACAGAGTTATTGTAACGTTATTTCAATACCTTGTCAACTATCTTTAGAAGTGTTATAATATCTACATAATAGTGATAAAGACTTATGGTAATACGAACTGGTATGGCTAGAAGAAGAACTAAGAACGAACACTATGTTAACAATAAAGAGTTTCTTAATGCATTAATTAAGTATCAAGAAGATATTGAAATTGCACGATTGCAAGATAAAACTAAACCAGTTATACCAAGGTATATTGGAGAGTGTTTCTTAAAGATAGCAAACCATTTATCATTCAAACCAAACTTTGTTAACTACATGTTTAAGGAGGACATGATCTCTGATGGAATTGAAAACTGTGTTCAATACATACACAACTTCAATCCAGAGAAATCTCGTAATCCTTTTGCATACTTTACGCAGATTATACATTATGCATTTCTCCGCAGGATACAAAGAGAGAAACGCCAATTAGAAATTAAGAATAAGATTATTGAGAAGTCTGGTTATCAAGAAGTTTTTAATGATGATAATAAGATTGACGGATCCAATTATTCAGACTATAATTCAATCAAAGATGCTGTTCACTCGAAATTGCGTAATTAATGAAGATTGCAATCATAACTGATCAGCACTTCGGGGCAAGAAAAAATTCAAAACTTTTTCATGATTACTTTCTGAAGTTTTATAACGATACTTTTTTTCCTACTTTAGAAAAGGAAGGTATCACTACGGTTATTGATATGGGAGATACTTTTGATAACCGAACAGGAATTAATTTTAATGCATTAGCATGGGCAAAAGATAATTATTTTGATCGTTTAAAAGAGATGGGCATCACTGTCCATACTATTGTTGGTAATCATACAGCATATTATAAGAATACAAATGATATAAATGCAGTTGATTTATTGTTGAGAGAATATAATAATGTAAAGGTATATGCAGAAACAGAAGAAGTGAAGATAGGAGATACCAAAGTTCTTTTTGTTCCTTGGATTAATAATGAGAATGAAGAGGAAACTTTCAAGAGAGTTAAAAAATCCAATTGTAAAGTAGTGATGGGTCATTTAGAATTAAATGGTTTCCAAGCTACTGCTGGACATGTGATGGAGCATGGAATGGCAACTACACCATTTGATAGATTTGAGAAAGTATATTCTGGACATTATCATTGCAGGTCTATACAGGAACCTGTTTACTATTTGGGAAATCCTTATGAGATGTTTTGGGGTGATGTAAATGATACGGAAAGGGGATTCCATTTATGGGATACAGAGACTTTTGAACATACTCCTGTAAACAATCCACATAGACTTCATCATATCATTTATTATGAGGATACTAATCACCAGACATTTGATACTAGATCATATGAAAATAAGATTGTAAAAATTATTGTTCGTAAGAAATCTGATACAACTAAGTTTGAAAAATTTGTTGATAAGTTATATTCATCTAATGTGGCAGAACTTAAAGTTGTAGAGAACTTTGCTATTCAAGAGGCAGCAGATTTTGAAGCATTTGAGTCTGAAGATACTATATCAGTATTGGATAGATATATTGATGAAGCAGAAATAGATCTTGATAAATCTAGAATACATAAAATTATACAAGAGATATACCAAGAGGCATGTGAGCAAGTATAATGTATATCATAACCGTGGAGGGAAAAGAAAATGAAGGTGCATATTCTGTTCCTGATGATGATGGAGAACATATTCTGTATCTTTTTGAAGATGAAGATGATGCTCTTAGGTATGCTATGATGTTAGAAGATGAGGGAAATCCTGAAATGCATGTAATTGAGGTTGAAGATGAAATAATGATAAAAACTTGTCAAACGCATGATTATCGTTATGCCGTCATTACACAGGATGACATTGTAATACCTCCCGCTACTGAACATGATTACATTTGAAAAGATACGTTGGAAGAATTTTTTATCAACTGGTAATCAATTTATTGAAATAAATTTCCAAACTGACGGTGAATCTAGATTTGCAAAAAATTCTACAACACTAGTGGTAGGAACTAATGGTGCTGGAAAGAGCACTATCCTAGATGCATTGACATTTAGTTTGTTTAATAAACCATTCCGTAAGATTAGTAAAGGTCAGTTAGTTAATACAGTTAATGAAAAGGATTGTAGAGTTGAGGTGGAGTTTTCTATAGGACCAACTCAATGGAAAGTTGCAAGATCTATAAAACCAAATATATTTGAGATATGGAGAGATGGAAATTTATTAGATCAATCTGCTTCTGCAAATGATCAGCAGAAATGGTTGGAGCAGAATGTTCTTAAGATGAACTATAAGTCATTTACTCAGATTGTTATTTTGGGTAGTAGTGCTTTTGTTCCTTTCATGCAATTAACTGCATCTAATAGAAGGGAAGTGATTGAGGATCTTTTGGATATTAAGATTTTCTCTTCAATGAATAATTTAATTAAAGATAAGATTAGATTGATTAGGGAAGAAATAAAAACCTTTGAACTTAAGAAAGAATCTCTAAATGATAAAGTTGGAATGCAAGAGAATTTTATTGATGAATTAGAACAGCAAGGTAAGGGAAGAATAGAAGATAATAAAGTAAAAATTACTACCTTACTTGATGAATCAAATAATTATGTTTTAGTAAATAATGAATTGGAAAATGAAGTTTCTGATCTTACAAATCAACAAGAAGTGTTAACAGGAGCTACAAAAAAGTTACGTGAGTTAGGAAACCTTAAAGGAAAAATATCCAATAAGGTATCTAACATTACCAAAGAGCATAAGTTCTTCACAGAACATACTGTTTGCCCTACGTGTAGACAGGACATTCAGGAGGACTTCAGAATAAATAAAATTACCGATGCTCAAACTAAAGCAAAAGAGTTGCAATCTGGTTATAAAGAACTAGAACAGGCAATTAAAGAGGAAGAAGAGCGAGAGCATCAATTCACTACCATATCAAAGGAGGTTACTTCACTAACACATGGCATTTCTAAAAACAATACTAGAATTTCTGGATGTCAACGACAAATCAGGGATCTTGAATCGGAAATTCAAAAACTTACCGAACAACTTGCAGATAGAAATACTGAACATGAGAAGTTAACTAATTTTAAAGACAAACTAAAAACTACATACGAAGAACTATCCACTCGGAAGGATACTATAAGTTATCATGATTTTGCTTATAGTTTACTTAGAGATGGTGGAGTGAAGACTAAAATCATTAAGAAGTATCTACCTCTGATAAATCAGCAAGTCAATAGGTATCTTCAAAAGATGGACTTCTACATCAACTTTACACTTGATGAGGAATTCAACGAAACCGTTCAGTCCCCAATCCATGAAGATTTTTCTTATGCTTCTTTCTCTGAAGGAGAGAAGATGAGGATCGACCTAGCACTCCTGTTTACATGGAGAGAGGTTGCTCGAATGAAAAACTCTGTCAATACCAATCTTCTTATAATGGATGAGGTGTTTGATAGTTCTTTGGATGGTATGGGAACAGAGGAGTTCTTAAAGATTATAAGGTTTGTAATTAAGGACACTAATATTTTTGTCATATCCCATAAACCAGATATGCACGATAAGTTTGAAAGTATGTTAAAATTTGAGAAAGTTAAAGGATTTAGTAGGTTGGCAGAACAATGAACGTCCCAAACTGGATCCATCATTCAAAGAAGGATCCCAAACGAAAACTTAAACCACAAGCATTACGTCAAGCAAGAGCAAGACGACAAGCACTCAAGAGGAAACTCAAGGGTGCTTTTTTAGTACTAGGTATAAGTGCGTAGGCATTTATTTTTGTAAACCCGAACCTCATTTGTGTTGATATTCTGACTAAATAATAGTAGACTTGAGGAGAACAAGATGTAACCAAACTTAAATGGTTATGAAGTTCAAATTAACAAAATGGAGAAGTCATCTATGCACAATCTAGTATCCTATAATCAATTAGCAGGTTGGAACCCCCACATATCGGAGAGAGAAAAAGCAGATACCGAATCTGCTATAAATGATTATTTTCAGTGCCTCACGGAGTGTGATGACAATGCGACAGTATGTAGAAGAATCTGTAGCGATGTCTTCTAAAACAAAAAAACCAATCAAATAAGTGTCACAACCTCCCCCAAAAGGGGAGGTTTTTTTAGTATTATAGGTATATAAGAAACAAACAAAGCATGGCAGTTCAGCAAGAAATCAAGTCACAACTAGCAAAATTGCTTGCTACTGAAGATCTAGTGGTAGAGCACAAGCACGTTGAGACAGCACAGTTTAATGTCCAAACTCGTGTATTAATCCTTCCTCTCTGGGAGAAAGCAAGTAATGATGTATATGATATGCTTGTAGGACATGAAGTAGGACACGCACTTTTCACACCAAATGAGGATCCCCCAAAAGATGTTCCTCATAGTTTTATGAATGTGGTTGAGGACGCAAGAATTGAGAAGTTGATGAAGAGAAAGTATCTAGGTATTGCCAAATCTTTCTATAGGGGTTATAGTGAGATGCATGAAGATGATTTCTTTGAGTTAGATGGTGAAGATATTACTAAGTTTAATCTTGCTGATCGGGCTAATTTACATTTTAAGATTGGGTCGTTCCTTCCTATACCTTTTTCACCTCCTGAGAAGGAGATTATCTCTTTAATCCAAAATGCCGAGACCTTTACTGACACCATCACAGCAGCAAAAGCGTTATATAATTACTGCAAACAAGAGAAGGAAGAGGAGTCTCAAGTGGAGCAATCCAAGGAATTGGAAGCTGAGTCAGATGCTCTCAGTGATATTGAAGGTAGTGGGGGTATTGACACTGATAGCAGTGGGGATACTGATCCTACCGTTTCTGACACTGA